GCAACACCTCTGGAGGAACGAAAATACAGGCATGGGGAGCGGCCCCAAGCAATGGTTATCTAGCCATTGAGGGCTACGATAAAGAGTACGCACGCTTTGATGCCAGCGGTAATCTTGGTATTGGTAGTAGTTCGCCTAGTAGCTACCACGCTCCAGCAGATAATTTAGTAATTGGTTCTAGTGGTGACAATGGTCTAACTATTGTAAGCGGCACTTCTTCTGGCGGTACAATTTGTTTTGCTGATGGAACGTCTGGAGGGGCGCAATATGCTGGGTTTATAGATTATCAGCATAATGGCGATTACATGCGTTTTGGTACTAATCTTGGCGTAGAACGCCTCCGCATAGACTCATCAGGCAATGTGGAACTAAAAGGCGGTCAAGAGTTAAGAGTCTATCGTGGAGACAACGCCACATACGGCTCAATGAAGTATCTTACTGGCTCTGGTGGTTTGCAGCTTAACGACAAGAATGGCGATGGTATATCTTTCGTTAAGGCTGATGGTGCTACTGAGTATGGCAGGTTTGATGCCAGCGGTAATCTTTTGGTCAACCGTACTTCGGTGTTCACTACTGCAAAGATGGAGATACAAAGTGACGCTGGTGATGCTTCAACTTTAGCTCTGAACAGTATTGATACTGATGGTAGCATCCTTGAGTTTTATAAAGCAGGCTCAACCGTAGGCAGTATAAATAATTTTAGCTCTACTGAGTTTGGACTTGTCTCAGCAAAGAATTTAGTTTTAACCCAAAACACAACTACCGAAAGAAATCTTGTGTTTAGCAGTAGCTATTTTGGTTCTTTTGGCGCTGATGATGCAACAATTGATTTAGGGCGTTCGGTAGGACGCTTCAAAGACCTCCACCTGTCAGGCAGTGTTGACATATCGCAAGGCTCTAAACCTCAAAGCGCTTTTCTTGATTATAACAAGACTATACTTGATGACGCTGTTTATAGTTTTACGCCAGATAAAACCATAGGCGTTATTTACATCTACGGCAGAAATGTAAACTACGACGAACGCTTTGGCATAGTCAGTTATAGAACATCAGCTGCGGCTTTTTGTACACTGCAACTTAATCCAAGTAGTGCTATAGGAACGTCTACGTCTGTTTTAACAGGAACTACAGGAACTAACGGTCTGGTTACTATTTCCGCAGTGCAGTCAGACGGGAAAATATACATTGAAAATAGATCAGGACAAGCAATCAGCATTGGCATTCACGTTACGGGACAATAACCATGATTAACATAACTATTGAGCAGTTAAAAACAAAAGGCACCGAAGGCATGGTATGGGAAGTTTACGCTAATGTGTCTTCAGAGCATAAAGCGGGTTATGAATCAATAATTTTAAAGACAACTGACATATCTTCTCCTATCCCTCTAAACGATCTTACAGAAGAAACTGTAAAGGGTTGGGTTGAAACGGCTCTGACTGAAGCTGGAGTTATAGAGCTTTATCAAAATCCTGTTTTAATCTCAGAGGAGCCTTTAGAGGCTGTACAAAACGTAAACTTACCTTGGAGTAACTAAAATGGCTGCATGGGCTATTGCAACACTTGAACGAGACTTACAGGGTGACTTAGCGGGAGGCGTAATTGTTGCCCACTGGCGGGTAACTGAAACCGAAACTGTGGGGGAGGATACATACAGTGCTTCGTCCTACGGAACATGTGGCTTCACCCCAGACCCCTCCTCTGAGGGATACATCGCTTATGATGACCTAACTGAAGCAAATGTCATTGGCTGGTGTCAGGATGAGTTAGACCAAGACGCCATTGAAGCTGGCTTAACGGCTAACATCAATGAGCAGAAAAATCCTACAACCGCTGACGGAGTACCTTGGTAATGAGCGAACAGCAAACGATAACCATCGACAACGAAGAGCATAACGTGTCAGACCTAACCGTCGAGACTCAGATGCACGTTGCCCGTGTTGCTGAACTACGCCGTGAGATTTCGCAGATGCAAATGCAGATCCAAGAACGCGAAGTTCTGTTAAACGCTTACAGCAACGCTATCGTCGAATCAGTAAAGGCTGTTGAAGATGGTGAAGCCGAGGCTTCTGTTCAGTGACACCTACAGAGAAGGCCATAGCTCAGATTGAAGCGCATGAGAAAGAGTGCGCTGTCCGGTACCAAGGCATTGAGCAGCGTCTGCAAGATGGCAGCAAGCGGTTTGACCGGCTTGAGCTAATGATCTGGGGCGTTTATGCAACGGTGATTGTCGCGGTGGCTTTGCCGCAGTTTATGAGCGGCTGATTGTGATTGGCGAGATCGCTGCGATTGTAGCTGGCGTAAATGCAGCTACCAGTGCGATTAAGCAGGTCGCTGAGACTACTAATGACATTCAGTCTATCTCTGGGTTTCTGTCTGCGTTAGGTGGTGCCGAGGTAGAGCTACAGCGCGCTCAGAACGAGGGTAAGCTGTCCGAGGCCGATGCTGTAAAGGCGGCACTAGCCAAGAAGCAGATCCAAGAAACCATGCGTGAGATCAAGGATCTGTTTACCGTTAGCGGTAACGGTCAATTATACCAAGAAGCTATGCAGGCAATGGCGGAAGCCCGTAAGCAAAAGCAGCTTGAGTTGGCTAGAGCGGCGGCTAGAAAGAAGAAGTTCTGGAAAGAAGTTAAAGAATACGCCGCTATTGCTGGTGTGCTTCTGTTTCTCCTGCCTATGACGTTGGCACTTTTGCTAAGTTGGCTGACAAGAAAATGATGGCCTTCTTGTTGGTTGTGGTAGTAAACGGAGAGCCGATAGCAGATCAGTTTTACTTTCGAGATGTTACCCGATGTAACACGTTTGCGTATTACGTCAGTACAGGTAAAACCAAGATAAACAACCGCTACCAAATGCAAGAAAACATAACGGCTTATTGCATACCGAAACGGGTACCAGCCAACACAAAGACGTGGGACTAATATGGCGGCAAAACGTTTACAAGAAGGCAGCGAATACGCCGAATACGATGCGGATGGGGACGGTGTTGTTACCGACGAAGAGCTAAACACTAGCAAGGAATTACAAGAGCTACGCCTGCAACATGAACGTGCGGATGCTCAACGAGCCATGAGTTGGTTCGCTCTGTGGGGAATGCTGCTCTACCCCTCGCTAGTAGTTGCATCGGAGCTTTTCGGGCTGACGCAAGCAGCAACGATTTTAGGTGATATGGCCGCAGTCTACTTCGTATCCGTTGCGGGTATACTAGCTGCGTTTTTTGGCGCTCAAGCGTGGTCAAATAGGAAATAGGTTATGAGTATCGTTGCATCATTGGTTGGGCCGGTCACTGGGCTACTGGATAAGTTCATAGAGGACAAGGATCAGAAGAATGCCTTGGCTCATGAGATCGCTACTATGTCTGAAAAGCATTCGCATGAGGCGCTCAAGGGCCAGCTAGAAATTAACAAGATGGAAGCCGCGCACAAATCACTGTTTGTGGCTGGATGGCGACCCGCTATCGGCTGGATCTGTGCGTTGGGACTGCTGTACAACACCATTATTGCAAACATACTAGGTATTTGGTTTGCGGTACCGGAAGTAGATACAACACTTCTTGTCCCTGTTATGATGGGGATGCTCGGTTTGGGCGCTATGCGTTCATACGAGAAAGTCAATCAGGTAGCTAGAGAGAAGTAATGGGCGAGCTAATTGAAATGATAAAACGCCATGAAGGCGTCAAGTCTAAAGTGTATTTGTGTACTGCAGGCTTTGAGACCATAGGTGTAGGTAGGAATATCTCAGAGTCTGGTCTTGGGTTGTCTGACGATGAAATTGACTACTTACTACACAATGATCTAGAGCGTTGCCATCAAGAATTGCAAGATGCCTACTATTGGTACGGCGGCCTGAACAAAGCTAGGCGAGACGCTATGGTTGATATGTGCTTCAATTTGGGTATTACACGGCTGCGCGGATTTGTTAAGGCTCTAGAAGCTATGTCCCGTGAGCAGTTTGATATTGCTGCTGATGAGTTTATGGATAGTCGTTGGGCTAAACAAGTGGGCCGAAGAGCCGAAGAAGTTACTGAAATGATAAGGACTGGGGAGTATCGCTAATGCCTTTGCAGAAGTTTATCTTCAATCCAGGAATAAACAAGGAAGGAACCGACTACACTGCAGAAGGTGGGTGGTTTGACGGAAATTTAGTTCGTTTTCGTAAAGGGCTGCCGGAAAAGATTGGAGGCTGGCAAAAATATCTAACCAACTCTTTTAACGGCTCGGGTAGAAAACTTCTATCTTGGACAACACTTGATAACGAAAGACTTTTAGGCGTAGGAACAAGAACGAAACTCTATGTTCAAAACAACGCAACTTACGACGATATTACACCTGTTCGTAAAACATCTACTAACTCAGTAACTTTCGCTGCAACAGATGGGTCGTCCACGATTACTGTAACTGATTCGTCAAACGGTGCCGCTAAAGGTGACTTTGTTACTTTTTCAGACGCGGTCTCTTTAGGGGGCAACATCACCGCTGCCGTTCTGAACCAAGAATACGAAATAGATTCTATCTCTAACTCTAATTCCTATTTAATTACCGCAAAAGATACGAATGGTGTGACTGTAACTGCAAATTCGTCCGACACTGGCAATGGCGGGTCTGGCGTAGATGGGGTTTACCAAATCAGCGTTGGACTAGACGTATATGTCCCAAGTTCAGGCTGGGGTACAAACGCTTGGGGATCTGGGCCATTTGGATCAAGTAGCCCATTAAACGTTGTTAACCAACTGCGTCTTTGGTCTATGGACAGTTTTGGCGAGGACTTGGTTGCAAACGTCAGAGCGGGTGGAATTTATTATTACGACTACACTACTCCTACTAATCCGGCAGTTGCCCTAGAAGATCTTACAGGGGCTAATCTGGCTCCGACGTTAGGTCTTCAGGTACTTATTTCAGATATTGACAGACACGTTATTGTCTTAGGTGCCGATCCTATTAACGATGCAGGAACCGCAAGAACTGGTCAAATAGACCCTTTATTAATTGCGTTTTCGGATCAAGAAAACCCTACCGAATGGGAACCGACTTCTACAAACACTGCGGGTTCTTTACGGTGTTCGGCGGGTTCTCAAATTATTGGTGGCTTGCGCGCTCGACAAGAAACATTGATATGGACTGATGTCGCACTCTATAGTCTCCAGTTTATTGGACCTCCAAACACTTTTGGTCTTAATTTAGTTAACGAAGGGGTAAGTTTAATCGGCCCTAACGCTCCTGTTAACTCTCCGTCTGGTATATTTTGGATGGATAAAAAAGGGTTTTATACTTATCAAGGTGCTGTTCAGCCTGTTCCTTGTTCTGTTCATTCTTATGTTTTTGAGCAGTTGAATGAAGATCAAGCATTCCAAGTCTTTGGTTTTCTTAATAAACAGTTCGATGAGGTTGGTTGGTTCTATTGTTCAGGAAATAACACCGCCATAGATAAATATGTGACCTATAACTATGTCGATCAAACATGGGCCATTGGTGAGTTATCTAGAACCGCGTGGCTTGATGAAGGGGTTGTTTCATTTCCTAGGGCAGCTGGGTATGACAACGGTAGTAACTATATCTATTCGCACGAAACTGGTTTTGATGCGGATGGGCAACCTATGGATAACGTCTTCATTGAAAGCGCTGATTTCGATATCGGGGAAGGAGACCAGTTCCAATTTATTCGTAGATGTATTCCAGACGTTAAGTTTACAGGTGACTCCGGTAGTACGCAGGCGATTAACTTCGTGTTAAAGGCTCGTAATTATCCTGGAGATTCCCTTACGACGGATATAACGTCTTCCTTTACCGGAAGTACGACTAAGATAGATACCCGCGCTAGGGGACGACAGGCGGCGGTACGTTTCGAATCTGACGATGACGCAGAAGCCGGAACAAGATTAGGGGTAGGGTTTCGAGTAGGTGGAACTCGATTAGATATCCAACCTAACGGTCGAAGATGAGTAAACTTTTACAAGGACGCTTACCTCTTTCTGTCAATCAAGTTACGGTAGACGCAAACACTTACAACCGTACCATCCGATTGATAGAGTTAAGTTTGGACTCGTTTGACCCAGACCTTACTCCTGAATTTTCTAACGAAAAAAGAGACACCTTAAAGTTTACTACAGGGTCTATTATTTGGAATACCACCGAGCAGGTTCTTCAAGTATATTTGGGAAATTCTTGGCAGAATATCTCGACGCCAAGTACCTCTGGACTGAGCGCAACAGGGGGCGTAGGTACAGTTCAAATAGTTACAAACGGTAACATTACGGTAGCGGTGAGTTAATGGCTAGTATTTACAACGATGACCAACGTCAATCTTTAATAAATTCGATGACTAATCCTGAATCTAATGCTACTAAATTTGTAGAGCAGGGCGAGGATATTGGTCTTTCTCCTGACGTTACGATGGACATTCTCAACCGTTACGCAACTTACGGTGCGAATACGGGAATCGGGAATCTTGGTGGTGAACGGTTAGTTAATGCTCTTAATGACGAATACCGTAAACGTGTTGATGAGCCATTACAAAATAATCCTCCAGAGATGTTTATTGGAGGGCTTACATCTATAGCAGATATTCTAGCGAACCTTGGTTCGTCTGCTATGCAAGGCATAAGTAATGTCGGTAGTAGTATCGCGGATGTTTTTACCAGTGGTGGAGCGGAAGCGGCAGCTCCTACTGCAGACGTCATAGCGGATATGTCTCCAGTAGAACTTGCAACAACAGCTGAAAACCTTTCTCCTGCAGCATATGAAGATTTAATGACAACTATGGGGGAAACTGTTACTTC